CCGTAGTGTCCAGTTTGGCCTGGAACGCGTGTCCAGTTTGCGTTGGAACAGGTGCCCAGTTTGCGGCGGAGCGGGTGTCCAGGTTCGGCGGAATACGCACGTCAGTCATGAAAGTCAGCGCGGGCGAGCATTGAAGACTTCGTTGGCGTGGATGTTGAGCGTTTGGCCGTCTTGCGTCTCCACGGACAGATAGCCCCGTGGCTGCCCCATGCGGACAAATCTGGCACGCAGCCTACCGCGCGCCGGGCCGACAACTTCCAGCGGGAACGCTACGCCGAGTTCGCCGCGGCCCGCCAGTGACAATGCCGCCTGGAGCATGGCCCGCACTACCTCGCTGTCAGCCCGCGCCAGTGCACCGCGCTTGCTGCCTACGTCGATCGCTGCGTCGACCATGGCTTCCGTTACCGTTACTTTCATTTCTTACCCCTTTCCCATTTCGCGGTGGACATCTCGCGCGTACCCACTAGACACTCAGTAGTTAGAACCACAACCCACATACATCTCTGTCTGGTGAGCAAGACCAAAGCCTTCCTAGCTTTGGCCTTCATATACTTCTCCGCCCGGAGCCGCATAACCCGTCAGCCTTGCGATCTAGGGTGCTAACCTCGCCGCCCACACCGGTGTTTCAGATCTTCCCCCAGTACCGGTTCTTCCCATGCCGCTGGTGTATGCTTTCGCCCGTCCAGCACGGTGCTTTGCTGCCCTGTCTTTAGCGTCGACCTCCTTTCGCCTCTCGTAGGGCTCTCAATGCGCGTTCTACGTAGAATCCATCCTTGCTTGCGAGGTATCGGATCATCAGCCCTATCTGGTCACGCGTAATCTCCTGCTGCCCATGGTCGTCGAGCCAGCCAGGTCGCAGCGGATACGGGATGGCAAGAATGGCCGCCTCTCGAGCCAAGAGCACCGTTGGCCGATCGATTCCGTACTTCCGTTGCAGGTAGGTCAGTACGTTCATGTGAGAGCCCTCCTCACGGCCATGAGCTTCTGGCACACAGCCATCAGCCCAGCTCGGACATGCAGATCGTTGGCGTCCTCACCCACCACTTCGCTCAGGCAGTACGCCAGCCCTGCGTCTCTCGCTGATCGCTCCCCCGTACCGGATTTGTCGTTGTCAGCAAAGGTGTACTTGCGCCCCTTTGTCATTGGTGCGACGTGAGCGAGGTTGCCTGCTGAGAAGCAAACCAGTACCGCGGCATTGATGCGCATCTGGCGTGCAGCTGCGTCAATGGACAGACCAGTCGCGTACCCCTCGCAGAGAATTGTTTCGCTAGGCCGCGGTGGGCCGATATGAAAGACCGCGCCTTTGGCAACCGTGCCCGGCAGCATCTTTTTCTCCCACACCCGCTCTTCGGGAAGCCATCGAATGACCTGCGCTCCCTGCAACGCATTTGTCCCGAGATTTCGCATCGGGACGATCAGCGATTCATCTGGAAGGACGAGGCCGTTGCAGGCATGAAGTCCTTTTCGATCTAGGTATCCGTGCTTGCCGGGTACCGCGCTGCGAACCAGTTCCTCGGCCCGGCGTGCGGCCTGCTTTTGCCGCTCGACCAACCGCGTGCGCTCGGCCGCCCGCTTCTGGGCGAATGCGCGCTTCTCTGCATCTGTCCATGGCTTCGCGCCCGGGTCGTTGTACCAACGGACCTCGCCCTCTCCATCCCAGGCCAATACCCAGCCACGGCGACCATCCCAGAAGTAGGAGCCGTTCTTCTTGCGTGGGTGCTCTACGGTCGCACAACGTCGAATACGGTCGCTGGCGTAAAGATCGCCAACGATCAATCCGTGAGCCGCGGCGAAATCGCTAAACCGCAACACCGGGGCGCTCCTTTACCCTTCCCTTCAGGAAGGCCAGCTTGAGGGATTCGATCTTGTTAGCTGTGTTGCGCTCGATCGGCACGTTCGCGGTGGAGTCGAATGAGAAGCTGACCGGCGGCCATTCGCCGGTGATGTCTTTGAACAGATGTGCTGCCCGACCCTTCTGCTTCTCCGGGGTGCTATGGGCCCGCGCGTAGGTCACGAGTTGTGCGTAGAGGTGTTGCTTGTTCTCGGCAAGCTTCTTCTTGCCCAAGACGATCTCCTGCATGGCACCGGGTACGGCTTCGACGAGCGAAGCCGATTTCGGCTCGAAGCCGCATGACATGCAGCGCCGCCCGAATGGTTTGTAGCCACAGGATGGGCACGCAACGATCTCTTTTTCCTTGGGCTCCTGCCGAATGGCTTTGTCCAGCTTCTCCCCAGCGTCTAGCGCGTCCAAGCCGTTGTAGAAGATGTCCGTGAAGTCATCCAAGAATCGCTGGATATTGCCGCTGTGGTCGAGCAGCAAGCAGTCCTCCTTCCCGGTATCGGGCGACGAACGCAGGCCGCGGCCCCACATCTGGATGGCGGTGCTCAGCGACTTGCGAAGAGGCCTGCAATCCACGACGCAACCGACATCCGGTACGTCGAACCCCTTGGCCAGCGCCTCAACGCTGATCAGAACACGCAGAGCTGAATCCGGCTTTTGATACTCGGCCAGGAGCATCTGTCTCTCGGCCGGCGTCGTTTCGGACGTGAAGACGGCCGCCATGACACCGGCGTCGACAAACTGCCGGCAAATCTCTTCGCAGTGCTTAATGGTCGCGCCAAAGACGATCGTCTTGCGGCCCTGGCCGAACTTGATCCACTCGGTAACCACGTCGCCGACGATCTCAATGCCCCGTTCTTCTGCTGCTTGGTCGGTCCACTCCCCGCCGGCCGTAGCGGCGCCCGCCATGTCCGCCTTCTTGCAACTGAACACGCGCATGGGCACTAGCACGCCGGCCTCCGTGAGGTCGTGCATGGTCGTCGCATTCACGAGATTGGAGAACAGCCGGCCAAGTCCTTTCGAAAACGGCGTGGCCGACAGGCCAATCACCGAGGCGTGACATGACGAAATATGATCGGTCCAAGCACGGAGCTGGGTATGTGCCTCGTCGACGATAATCACGTCAGTATCTGGCCACTGACGGCGTGCGAGCGTCTGCGCGCTGGCGATCTGGAATGGCATGTTGGGCGCGTAACGCCAGTGCTGCGCCTGAATGACGCCGTGGGCGCTGAGCCCGTATCGATCAGCAGCCTGGCTGGTCTGGTCAATCAACGTTGTCCGGTCGCAAACAAAGATGGCGCGCTTGCCCTTGACCAGAGCCTCGTGAGCCACTCGCAGACCGAGATACGTTTTGCCGGCACCGGTCGGCGCCATGACTAGCTGGTTCTTGTGCCCAGCGCGGCGACCGTCGCGTAGACGATCATGGGCGCGGCTCTGGAACTCGCGAGGCGGCGGAAAGCTCGGATTCGCGTAGGTAATCGATTCCTCGAAAAGGTCGTAGCTCATGCAACGGCCCTCCCCTGCTTGCGTTGCAGAGCCTTAACCATCCGCACGGCTTCGTTCTTCTCGTTCATCAGACCGGCGAGGCGCTCCCGCAGTGACGCGATCTCGGCCTCCTTCTGAGCGATTGCTTGCGACGCGTCATCGCGGGCTGCCTGGATCTCCGTCAGCGCTGCTGCGACCTTATCGTCGGCCGACACAATACGTTGCAGTGATTCGTTCTCCGCACGCAGTGCCGATATCTGCGAAAGCGATTCGCCAAGCTGCTCTTCCAGCGCCCCTAGGCGATCATTGATGACCGAAATGTCCGCGGCAGGTTCGTTGGCCGAAGGCTTCGCGGATGCCGCGCGACTTACAGCGCGCTGATCGGCGGCAGCCTGTTTGATTGCTTGAAGCCCCGCAGACGCGATCGCCTTCTGTTGGTCTACCGGCAATGCGGCGACCTTCGCCGCGGCATTGATTGAGACCTCTCCATTGCGAGCAGCCTCTACGACAGCCGGCGCGGCCTCCTGTTTGATCTTTTCGACCTTACGTACAGTGTCGTGCGACAAGCCGGCGAGCTTGGCGACCTCCTCCCGCGTCTCGACTTTCACCGGTGCCGCAGAATTCTGCGGCACCGTGCCGCCCTTGATGAGCGATGCCTCGTAGTTGGCCAGGGCGACGGTCGCAAGGATGTCCTTGCTCTTCAGCGCCAACTCTGCACGCACGAAATCTGTCAGGTTCCGACGACCAAGCTGGTTGCGAACCACCCATAGCACGGCGTCTTCTAGGGTCTCCAAGCCATCGATCTGCTTTGTCTGGAACGGGATACCATGACGCGAGCAGATCTCGTAACGGTTGTGCCCGTCCAACAATATCTCGTGCCACATGGACAGTGGATCGCGGCAGCCGTCACGCAGCAGATTCTGTTCAAGCTGGGAGTACTCATCCGCAGTGAGCGGCGGAATGAGGTCGCGGAACTCGGGCTCGACGTGAATGGAGGGGTTCATGCTTCGGACAGGTTGAAGCGAGAAAAGAGGCGATCGACGACTGTGGCGGAGAGCCAGCCGCGGCAGTAGGCGCCGATCAGGCATCGCTTAATCAGCGATCGCATGATTCCTACCTATAACTAGAGCCCAGCCCTGATAGTCTGGACGTAAGCCCTCTAGGGTGACCTCGGGGTGCTTGCAGGCGGCAACGATGAAGGGACAAGCATCAACAGGAGCACGCCTGTCGCGGTGCACCCAGTTCCAGACTTCCTGTGGGCTGCGTCTGATCCTGCGTGCAAATTCAGCCTTGGTCTTGCATAGGCTGACGGCCAGTTCCAGGGTCTGCAGCGCGAGTTCGGCGTTGGTATCCATGCCACGAACAATAAACAATAGTTTTTCGAAAGTCAAACTGTTGTTTATAGTTGATCCTCACAAATGTTTATATAGTGAGGACCCATGGCACTCGGAAAGAACATCGAACATCTGCGAAACCTGCGGGGCATGAGCCGCGGAACCGTCGCACGCGGGATCGGTCTGGACGACGATCAGCCAATCTATGCTTTGGAAAAACGCGATAGCAAACGATCCAACCTCGCGCCTGCATTGGCGAAATTGTTCGCAGTGAGCTTGGAGTCACTCCTTGAAGATGACCTGACCTCTCTCACTGCAGCTGAAATTGGTGCTGGGGCAGTGGCAGCCCCGCGCGTCATTTCCACTGAGACGGGATCTTCGCTGGATAATCTGAGCATCGCCTTTGGCGCACTGAGTGATTCAGGCAAGGCAGAACTTCTACAGTTTGCTGAGTTCTTGCTTACGAAGGAAAAGGCGGAGCGATGAACGAGCGTGTCCAATGAGTGTCATTGAACGCCTGCTCGCAAAGCAGGAAGAGGGTTTTATCAGCCTACGGCAATTGCTTGAAGAGATGGCCATCGAGGGCGGCACCACGCCGCAGACGGCAGCGAAATGGCTCAAGTTTCTCTTCGACGAATATGACCGGACTGGGGAAGGGTCGGCGCCTGCCTGGTACCAGCGGCAGACGGTAGGCTGGACGCAAACGGACCCGGATCCTTGGAAAGATGCCCGTAAAGCCTTGGCTCGTATCGTGACCACCGGCAATCTTGAGTACGCCGATCCAAAGTGGAATTGGGAGGACATGTCAGATGACGTCCCGTTCTGACGCCGATCGCTTCGGGTTTCGTAGCGAAGAAATCTACGCCTTTCTCGAAACTCACGGACTCAAACTTACTGGGCAGCAGCAGAGTGCCGCTCGATCTGCAACTCCCGTAGAGCGCGTGCCGGAATGGGCACGACCATATGTCGGCCGGCGGCAAATCTCCCTCGGCGATGCGGCGACCATTCTTGCGGGCCTTCCGCCCGCATACGTCGGAAACCGGAGCGATGAAGAGTACGCTGAATTCCAGGAATGGCGAAAGGCGCTGCTCGATGCCATCGGGCCGGATAACGATCCGACTGCTGAAATCAGCGCCAGCACATGGAGCGCCAACCAAGACGCGGAACAATTGCTGAGCCATTCGGACATCCGCGCCTGGTGTAGCCACCGCGGTCACGTTTGGCCCATCCCGGAGCCGGCGGCATCGCAGCCTCGTACCTCGTCAGTTAGCTCTGAACTTGCAAAGCGGCTAGAAGCTATTGAAGCCGATCTTGCCCAGTGGGCACAGGAAGACCCGCGTGTCGCCGACCTAATGTCTGCAAGTCACGCTTATGCTGAATTGTGGAAGGAAAGCAAGGAAGAGGCGAAAAACCTACGGGCCCAACTTGCAGCGAACGAGGGGGAGCGTGACGAATGGAAGTTGAGAGCCTATGAAGCCATTGCCCAGGCTGAGCATCTTACTCAATTGGAGACTGAAGCGCGCGCGAGGATTAAGGAACTAAGCACCGCGTCCTCTAGAAAGGATCAAGCCAACACTCCGGCAGAAAAGGCTGATGCAGGCTCCACCGGGGGTGGAATTACCGTCCAATTGCCCTACATCACCAAAGGACTTACGGCGCTTTTCAGTGTCATGCGTGAGCAATGGTCGGACTACGACAAGAACAGACAGCCCAAGTCAGCCATCGTCGCTAGGGCAATTGACGCCGCCCTGGGCTACAAGCAGCAGAGCAGTGGAGAGCCCTCACGCAACGGCCAATCGCTGGCCGCCCTGATCCGTCCGGACGAGATCCGCGAAGCCGATCTGCGCGTCACGAAACGCTGAATACCGCCACTGTGCTTCCCGACGGTACTTCCCGACGGTATGCCTGGAATGCACCCAATAAAGTTGGGCGCCATCCTGCCTACGTCGGGAAATCAGCGAGACTCTGACGGTACTTCCTGACGATAAGACGGGTTTCCCCGTCTCCCCCTTCCCCGTGTCTACTGGCGCCGCATGCAGCGATTTCTGCAACCGGCACCAGCGCGACTCACCTTCCAGCCGAAGTCGCTCGCCCTTGCAGCAAGTCGCCGCATAAACACTTGTTGACTTGTATAAACTCTTGTTTATACTGCAAGCACGCAACGACGGGAGCCTAGATGACATCCACACCCAGCTTGCCACTGAACGGCAGCTCAGCAGTTCGCATCGATTCGAGTGCAGGAATTCTCGCGCTTCTGGATGAAGCAGACGCGAGGTTGAAGCACGCCCTCGCACTCGCTGGCTTTCTCTCGCAAGTGAAGGAATTGCACAGTGTCGAAGAGCGGGATATGGCCAGCCTCGGATCGCTGCTCTGGACTCTGCTTAAAGAGCATCAGGAGTTGATCGAGGTGGCACGGAAGGAAGAAGCGCCTCAGCGGCTGCAACCGCTGAAGCGCGTCGGTTGAGTGAACCCGGCTAAAGGAATACGTCATGGCTAAGGCTAGCACAAAGCCTCAGAACGTTGGTAGCTTGCTTTCTTGGATCGGCGACAACATCGGATTGCAATCGGGCGCACCTATTTCCATAGACCTGCGCGACCGGGACGGACAGCACATCCACGCGTCCGTTGCCAGCACTCTGATCCTGATCAACCGTATCAAGGCAGACGAGCGCGCCCGCATTCTCAGTGCCTTGCGCAACTGTGCTGAGCACGGCGAACTGCATCCAGATGATCTCCAGGCGTATCGCGCATGGAAGGAAGATCAAGCATGCACGACCGACTGCTCTGCAGCCGCGCGTGATGTTGGAGCGGTGACGTGCCTGCTCTACTCGCTCAACTGGGCCGGCGAGAAATGCGAGAACGCGTATGACTATGAGCAATTCCATGTACTCGCGCTCGAGCTATTCCGTAAGCGCTCAATTGACGACGTCTGGTATTGAAGGCTGAACGTTGGCAGGCTAGCGTCCGCAAAGACTTTGCGGACGCAAACATGATCCAAGACG